AAATATAAAATTAAAAGATTATAAAAATATATTTTTTTCTGAATATATTAATATAATAAAATGGGAGGAGGATTAATGCAATTAGTTGCTTATGGTGCTCAAGATGTATATTTAACTGGTAATCCACAAATCACTTTCTTTAAAGTCGTCTACAGACGTCACACTAACTTTTCTATGGAATGCATTGAACAACCATTAGATTCCGCTAGATTCGGTGGTATGCACACTGTTCAAGTTTTACGTAATGGTGACTTAGCTGGTAAAATGTATTTAATGACAACTTTACCCGCTTTAAATTCTTTAAATGCTGCTGGTAATGATGCTCTTGCTACAGATAACAGAAAAGTTGCATGGGTTAAACGCGTTGGTCATGCTTTAATTGACAACATTGAATGCACAGTTGGTGGTTCCCAAGTTGATAAACACTATGGTATGTGGTACGATTTATGGTATGAATTAACTCATACTTTTGACCAAGAACGTGGTTACAAAAAGATGATTGGTGATGTTCCCGAACTTACCAATCTTGCTTATTCCCACAAAGCTTACACTTTATATGTCCCACTTCAATTCTGGTTCAATAGAAATACTGGTTTAGCTTTACCTTTAATTGCTCTTCAATATCATGAAGTCAGATTTAACATTAAATTACAAAATAGAGATAATTTAATCGTCAATCAAGCTTCTGCTACACCATCTACTGGTGAACTTTCTGACTCTGCTTTACTCGTCGACTACATCTATTTAGATTCTGAAGAACGCAGAAGATTCGCTCAAGTTGGCCACGAATATTTAATTGAACAAGTTCAATTTGGCGGTGTTGAATCTTTAACTGGTGCTAACTCTAAAGTTAAATTAGATTTTAACCATCCCTGCAAAGAATTAGTATGGGTTGTCCAATCTGGTGCTATGGTTGGCACTAGACCACAAACTTATCTTGTAAATCACGAAGGCAATGAAGAAGCTACTCTTGCAGCTGCTGCTCAAAAATTAGCATGGGGTATGGTTTTTAGAGCAGCAAATGATGATGCTTTACCATCTAACACAAATACAGCTATTGGTGCTAATAATGCTGCTAATGACGCTGCTGATAATACTGAAGGTGCTAATCCTACAGCATGGTGGGCCAGACTTAATAATGCTGCAGGAAATCAAGCATTAGATAGAGTAGGTAGAATTGAACAAGTTACCGCAAATACAGTAGGTTATATTACAGTACAACCAACTGTAACTGATGCTTCTAATACCAAATATACATTTGTTGTTAATAATACTGGTGCAAATCCTTATGTTGGTAATAATTTATGGATTGCTATGCCTGCTGGTGGTCTTCGTGATTCAAATGGTAAAAATCTTTGTGATGCTATTAAAGAAGTAACTGTAAATATTACTGTTGATCAACAAGGTGTACCTAATACCATAAATTTATCTGATGTTACAGTTACCAGACACGAATTAACTATGGCTGATATTTCTCTTCCAATTGGTACAAATGGTTTTTCAACAGATCGGAGATCTGCTAACAAAGCTGATGTTGTATTAAATCAACCATTTAACTACGGTTTAGATTTAGCTGGTAATGGTTCTCTTGTTGATACTGCTAAACTCCAACTCAATGGTCACGACAGATTTGACGAAAGAGAAGGAGCTTACTTCAACTATGTACAACCTGCTCAACACCACACAAGAACCCCAGCTGCTGGTGTCAATGTATACTCCTTTGGTTTACACCCTGAACAACACCAACCTTCTGGTACTGCTAACTTATCTCGTATTGATACCACTCTCTTATGGATTACTGTACGCGATTCTTTACGTACAACACTCGATGGCAAAGCACTTGTACCAGCTGTTCCTCAACTCAAAGATGCAACTCTCGGAAACAACGCATGGATCTTCGCCTTCTCATACAACGTCTTCAGAATTATGTCCGGTATGGGTGGCCTTGCTTATGCAAATTAAATTTAATTAGAGTTAACTAAATAATAAATAGTCAACTAAATAATAAATTTTTATGAATTAAAATTTAATTTATAAAATTTTTGGAATTAAAAATTTCCCACGAAAAAAACGAATAATTATTTTTGTTATAAAATTTAACAAAAATTATATATAAATTATTCACTTTTTGTCCATTCGTAAATACAATTTTTAATAAATTCAACTTGAAATATAAAATTAAAAGATTATAAAAATATATTTTTTTCTGAATATATTAATATAATAAAATGGGAGGAGGATTAATGCAATTAGTTGCTTATGGTGCTCAAGATGTATATTTAACTGGTAATCCACAAATCACTTTCTTTAAAGTCGTCTACAGACGTCACACTAACTTTTCTATGGAATGTATCGAACAACCATTAGATTCCGCTAGATTCGGTGGTATGCACACTGTTCAAGTTTTACGTAATGGTGATTTAGCTGGTAAGATGTATTTAATGACAACTTTACCAACTTTATCATGCGATGGTACAGCAACAGACAACAAGAGAGTCGCATGGGTAAATCGTGTCGGTCATGCTTTAGTTGACTATATTGAATGCACGGTTGGTGGTTCTCAAGTTGATAAACACTACGGTATGTGGTACGATTTATGGTATGAATTAACCCATACATTAGATCAAGAAGTTGGTTACAAAAAAATGATTGGTGATGTTCCTGAACTCACATCTCTTGCTATTAAACACAATCCATATGTTTTATATGTACCACTTCAATTCTGGTTCAACAGAAATACAGGTTTAGCTCTACCTTTAATTGCTCTTCAATATCATGAGGTTAGATTTAATCTTAAATTAAATTCATCTGCTGATTTAATTGTTAAACAAGCTTCCGCTACACCATCTACTGGTGAACTTTCTGAATCTGCTTTACTCGTAGATTATATCTATTTAGATTCTGAAGAACGCAGAAGATTCGCTCAAGTTGGTCACGAATATTTAATTGAACAAGTCCAATTCGGTGGCAAAGAAACTTTAACTGGTGCTAACAATAAAGTTAAATTAGATTTTAATCATCCTTGCAAAGAATTAGTCTGGGTTGCCCAATCCTCTGCTTTTAGCGGTGAACAGACATATCTTGTTGCACACGATGGATCTAGATCTCAACAAGCCACTGTTGATGAAGCAGCTAGAAAATTAGCATGGGGTATGGTTAGAACTGCTGCTGCTGCTGGAGAAGATTGGCGAGCAATTAATGCAGGTGTTCCCATTAATGCTAACAGTATTGGTATCGTCAGCAATACTGCTAATGGACAAACAATTAATGTTGTTGTAACAAATAATGATACAGTAGGGGCAAATAATATTGTTAATGGTGCACAAGTATTAGCATTTTTATCAACTGGTGTTGGTAATAATAATGTTAATTTATTACGCAAATTAAGAAATATCACTGTCAATGTAAGAGCTACAGAAGTTAATGATGGTGGTGTCGTTACAGCTTGGGCTTCTATTGCTCTCACTGATGTTGTTGTAAATCAACACGAATTAACAATGGCTGATGTATCTGTCCCACTTAAATCCTTATGGGAAACTGATCCTCGCGCTACTGGTCAAAAAGCTGATGTTACTTTAACCCAAAAATTAAACTATGGTTTAGATTTAGCTGGTAATGGTTCTCTTGTCAAAAACGCCAAACTCCAACTTAACGGTCACGATAGATTTGACGAGAGAGACGGTCCTTACTTCAACTATGTACAACCTGCTCAACACCACACCAGAACTCCATCAGATGGTGTTAATGTTTACTCATTTGGTTTACACCCTGAACAACACCAACCTTCCGGTACTGCTAACTTATCTCGCATTGATACAACTCTCTTATGGGTTACTTGCGCTGATAGCTTACGTGCAACTGGTGTTCAATTAGATAGAGACGGTAAAAAAGGTTTATCTGGTAATCAATTATCAGTTTTTGCCTTCTCATACAACGTCTTCAGAATCATGTCTGGTATGGGTGGTCTTGCTTATGCAAATTAAATTTAATTAAATTTAATTATATTTTAAATTTTTTAGATAAAAAAATTATATGTTGTTTAATAAATTATATATAACTTATTTTATTTGAAATCTTACTTTTTGTTTCTTTATTTTCAAATTTATCAATTTTATTCATATTACCCATTATATCGTTAATAGAAATATTTGATTTTACGATTGCTCTATGATTTTGAAGTAGATATCTATTTATAAAATTATATGCTTCCAATATATGATCATAATTTTGAGCTCCTGTTATAACAATTGCTCCTTCTTCAAATACTAGAATAGAAATCTTTTTACTATCAGAATAATATTTAATATTTACACAAGCATGATTACTTGGATCAAATTTACATTCAATAGTATCAGACAATAATAGATTGTATAATTTTAGTCTGTCTATTTGATTTGGATAATCAAAATTAGAATTAATCATTCCTATTGTTATATTATGAATATCAGATAATTTTAATTTATCAACATCATTTACAAAAGGAACATCATCAATTTTCATAGTTTTTAAATTTACAATTCCCTTGACAATTTTTAATTCAACAAAAATCTTTTCTAGAACATCAATAACATTTTCAATACTTTTACAACCAGTCATTTGTATTGACCCATTTGTAAACAATTTAATATTAATTGGTTTTTCTCGTTTAGAATCTATCATAATTGATAAAGATACTTGATTATAAAATACACGTTTTGTTTTCTTTTTCTTTTTATGTTTTTTCTTTGGAACTAGTGCACGATTTGTTGCAGGATCATCTGCTCTACCATAACTAATTTTTACAATAGATGAATTTTTTAAATCTATGTATTTTGCAATATTATTAACTTTAAATTCTATATGTAATGCACAACATAGTGTTATTGTTGATATTAATAAATCATCTGGCAATGGTTTTAATATAAGAGCATCTCTTATTTTATTTCTCAATATTTCTTTATCATCCATATATTATTATATTATAATATACATGTTATATGTAAATATATTGATTAAATATTTGAAATTCAATTTTTTATGAGTAAATCAATTTTTTTGTAAAATCTTCTTTAGCAGATTTAAGAAAAAAGTCTTAAAAATTAATGAACGAGTTTTTACGAATAAATCAATTTTTTTGTAAAATGACCATATAATAAAATTTTAGATAAAATATGAGCGTTAGAAATACTTAAATAATATATACATATAATAGATATTAATAATGAGATACTTATCATGGGACGTTGGTGTAAAAAATATGGCATATTCGTTGCTTGAAAAAACAGATAATAAATGCAAATTAATTAGATGTGGTATATTAAATCTAGTTGATAAAAGAGATTTATGTCAATTTGAATTAAGATCTAAGAGATTATGTGGTAAAATTGCCAGACATAAAATATTAAATGATAAACTACAAGAAATTTGCGTATGTAAAGCTCATTGTGAAAAAGTTAAAATATCTCCAATTAAAAACGAACTATATAAATGTGCAAAATGTTCAGAAACATCATTTTGTAATATTTTGAATAAACCAGAATGGTCTTGGTGTGAAAAACATCAAAATTTATCTAAAAAAGTTTTAACAGATTTTAAACCAAAAAAAATTAGTGGACAAAATTGTTCTCAACAACCAATACAAGAATTGGTATCAGAATTAACAAAAAAATTAGATGAAAATCCAGACTTTTTAAATGTAAAAGGAGTGTGGATAGAGAATCAACCATCATTAATTAATCCTGCAATTAAAACAATTGCTTCAGCTTTATATACATATTTTATAATTAGAGGAATAATTGATAAAAAAGAAGATAAAATAGAATTTGTAAAATTTGCATCACCACTTAATAAATTAAAGATTTCAAAATCGACTACAAAGGAAGCATTAGATAAAGCAAAATCAGATAGAGAATATTATTCAATTGAAAAAGGTCTATCGTTAATTTATGTAAAAACTTTATTATCAGATGCAGAAAAAGAAATTTTAAATAATGCAATAATTTTAAATAATAATAAAGGGGATGATATATGTGATTCTTATCTACAAGGATTTCATCATATATTTGAAGGAGATATTCCAGAGTTTTATCAAGAAAAAATAAGAAATATTCCTCAAGATCAATTAAATATTAAACAAATTAAAAGTAAAAAAAATAATAAAATTATTGATAAAATTAATAATGATAATAATGATGATAATAATGATGATCATAATATTGATGATAATAAAAAAACATTAGTTAAAAAAACTAAAAAATAACTATTATAATTATAATTTTTTTTAGAAATATTATAATTAAATTTATCCGCTAGAAAAATGAAATAAATCATATATAACATAGTTTACATAAATTTAAAATTTAATTAAAAATGCAATAAATATTACAACTAAAATGCAATAGATTTAATATTAACTAGAATGCAATAAATATTACAACTAAAATGCAATAGATTTAATATTAACTAGAATGCAATAAATATTACAGTTAGAATGCAATAAATATTATTAACAAATTTACATTAACTAGAATGCAATAAATATTACAATTAGAAATGCAATAAATATTATAGTTAGAATGCAATAAATATTATTAACAAATTTACATTAACTAGAATGCAATAAATATTACAATTAGAAATGAAATAAATATTACAGTTAGAATGCAATAAATATTACAGTTAGAATGCAATAAATATTACAGTTAGAATGCAATAAATATTACAGTTAGAATGCAATAAATATTACAGTTAGAATGCAATAAATATTACAGTTAGAATGCAATAAATATTAC